TATATTCATCTAAGAACTTCCACGATCCTTTATCATTAATAAAATCTTTTAATGAGGCCCCTATCTTACAGATACTACCTTCTTCAAACCAATAAGTATTAACAATTTTAGCCATGTGGAAATATGAAGAGGCTATCTGACGTTTTTTAAGTATTGCTGCATGCTTATTATTTAGTTCAGCCAATAATTCATAAAGAGCCATGTGATACTGTGCATCTCTAACTTTAGCAAAACCATACTTTTTTTCTTCCTTGTCAAAAATAGGTAAGAAGTTTAACCACATGTAGTAATCCCTAGTTAAAAAAAAGTTTTTATCACCATCCTTATAGATTACACCTTCCCTACATTTGTTTTTTTGATCTTCCCAATAGTTTGTAAAATCTTTAGACCTAAATGGTTTATTGCAGTAAAACCCTTCTTTGTTAAAAGCTTTAGCTTCAGTATTAAATTTATATGCAATATCTGTAAACCCATAAAGACCAGGTTCACTAAATATACTGAGAATGTACTCAATAAAATCAGACTCTTCATTAAATTCAGTGGTACTCCAAATACCTTTATCATATGTAGGAACAACTTTATACATCCATTGTTTCAACTAGAATTGCAAATACATCACCTTCTTGAATAAGCAAGTGTTCTGCTTCATTGTGCTGCATTCTAGTTGGCAAACAATGTTCGGTGTATTGCACCATATCACCCATTTTTATTTCTTTTACAGACTGCCCTATTCCTACAACGGTGCCTTTGTACTCATTTTTTTGAGCAATTTCCGGTAGATATAATCCTGATTTAGTTTTTGTTGCTGCTTTCTTCTGTTTGATAAGAATTTTTTTTCCTACTGGTATTACTAATTGTCCCATTTTGTTTTTATTTTCAGTTTGTTATTAAATATTGGCTCATCCCAGTAGCAAAAATACCATTGAGTTTCTTTTTTATCACTCATTATAATTGATCATAAGCTAATCCAGCTCCACCACGTACAGAGCTTTCTTGTTCTTGTTTCATATCTGTAAAAGCTCCTTTATATGATTGTCTAATTTGATCAAACTTTGCTGCCGCATTAATCATTGAGTTCATATTACCATCTCTACCGTGTTCTATAGCCGTAACTTCCATATACTTTGCCAATCTATCAAGCATTGCTTTTATACCTACGTATGCTCTATATGTAGGTGTTTCATATAATTTCTTACACATCTCTAATGCATATCTTATCTTACTATCTTCGGGCGATTCCTCCAACCTCACTTCTTCAATGATTATATCTTCTTTTTCATGTTCTGGTAGAGCAAAAAAAGGATTTAAATCTGGATTAGGACAACTCATGTAGAATACATATTGATATATCTGCATGAATGTTTTTGGGTAATCATCCATTATTACTTTTAGGAAAGGGAGAGCATAGCAATGTTCTGTAGGTATAACTTTACTGTTTTGTATGTCAAATAATCTAACTAGCATATTATTTCTTATCTTTTAACCACATCATAAGAGAGGATACTTCATCTTTTAAATATGGGAGTTCATATATTTTTACTTCATCTAAAACAGGTTCTCCATTAATTATTTTACTAATAGGATAACCATTAGCATCTTCACCCACTGTTTCAAACTTAACATGCTGAATTGTTAACTTACCTATCTTTAATTTAGGGTTGTGCTTTTTAATAATATACGCATAAATACTGAGTTGTAGATTATAATGTTCAAGATTGCAATCATCTAAATGATTAACAGGCTTATATAATTTATTTGTAATCCCCTCCCAATTAGTATATCCTTTCTCTTTGATTTCTTTGTTTGTTTTATAATCATGGATGTTTATATATCCATCAACTACCTCAACTAAATCTGCTTGGCCACATAAAGCCATTGATTTTAAATACACCATATGCTCTGGATATACACCTTCTTCAAGCTTTTGTTCTGGTGCATATTTAATTCCATTCTCATCTATATTAGGTTTAATAATAGGCACTTCAAATCCATTACGTTCAATGGTTTTAAAATCCAGCATATCTGCTTCTCTTTGATTATGATACCAATTACCTAACTTTATAGCTCTTTGTGTTTCATTATCCCAAGCTGTAAGTATTTCTTTAGGTGTCATGCCATGCCACTTAGAGCGTTTATTCTTAGAAGATCTCTTAGCTTGCCCATCTCTATCAAACTTGGGTTTAAACATCCCTATAAAGGAAGTTACACTTGTCCAATCTATTTTGTCTTGGTCATTGCTTTCGTAGATATGACCTTTTTCTTTAAATGTTATTGCCATCTTAGTTGGTTAATGTAGTATACCAATATTGATTTTTTTTATTAGTGATTATACTACTGATTATTTCATTATATATATAATTAATCTGCACTTTCATTATTTTCAACTTGCTTTATAATTAATGCCTCTATTTCTTCTGATGCTAATGAATCCCAAAATCCTTTAGGACAATGGCTTGATAATGATCTTACTTTAAATGTTAAACTACATCCGCAATCTGAACAACAAGGTTGTGTACCTGGAGCCAAACAACTTGATCCTTTATCATCATATAAACTACAGTCTGCACATATTTGAAATCTATCTGTTGCTACAGCTTCTATATGTTCTTTTTTAAATATTTTGTTTTTTATTCCCTCCGCAATCTGGTCTAAAGTTTTAAATGCGTTAATGTATTTTTTCCAAGGTTTAGTCATTTTTTTTATTTTTAAACTCTTTCTTTTTTAAGATATCTTTTTCCATTTGATTGAGTGCAGCAGACATTACTTCTATATTTTTAATTATGTTTTCGCTTTTGGCATAACCATTATATGTTCTTTTAGCAATGTTACCTAATATACTTTTATTTTTTTTTATTGCGCCTTCAACTTTATTTTTTCTTAAATAAAAAGTACCTAACCCATCTACATTGATTCTTGGAAAATCTAATTGAGATAATTTCTTCCTTAACTTTGAATAATAAAAAGCTATAAAATCGTCTACTACTTGAGGATGTACACTTACTTCTTCAGCTATTCCTTTTTTAAATTCTTTATGTTTTTTTGGATTCACTTCCTAAAATTTTATAATCTAATAATACTAAGCCTTCTTTTTGCACATTTAATGCTTTATTTATAACTATAGTTTTTTTATTATTTCCTTTTTTTGTAACTAAGCTTTTCTTTTCAGCTTTTGAAATAGCATTCCTTGCAGATTGAGCACTTTTAAAAATAGCTAATTCTGTTAACAAAATACTAAACTTAGATATTTCCATTTTAGGGTTTCTAGCTAAAACAGCTAAAAACTCCAAGTCCGAGTTACTTATTACTATATCTTTAAAAAAACAGTACGTTAATATTTGGTATTTAATTGTAGTATTTAAACCAACTTTTAGTTTTAAATCCACTTTATTTACTAGTGCCATTTTATAAACTTAATATCATATCAACAAAGTCTGGATCAGGATAACAATCTGATTTATCCATTCTTACATTTGTATGTGTTAATAATCCTTTTATTTTACCCCTAGAAGCATCCATCTGAAAGTCAAACCCTTTAGTGGGACCATGCTTTTGAATAAACTGCTTTAACCCAAGTCTAACATCAATACCATCTCTTTCACCCACATATCTAATCCACTTTTCAGTTTCTTTAATTTGTTTTTCTGAGTATTTATGATAATGCAAATGCCCCTTGAATGGCTCTTTTAATTTAGCCACTTGGTCAGGTATAACTTTACTACCTACATAAGTTTTAAAATCATCATCTAAATAACCCATAGCACAGATTTCTAAACCCACAGAATGTCTATTCATCCATCCTGATTTAGTTTTACCTAAATGCCATCCTTGATCACCTTCAGGAAATGCTTGCACCATTACTCCATCAAATTCAGTATTACCATTTCTATGGTTGACACCACCTAAAACAAATTCAGTGGCAATTCGTCCTCTTTTATCTCTACCCCACATGTCTATACATGCATAAGGATTAGAATTACCCGCTGTATGATGCAAGAATATATATTCATTTTTAATTGGCCCTTTCAGGTACTCACCGTCAGGTAAATAATGTTTATGGATTAGTTGATCATAGTTAGTGATAAAGTACTGCATTGATATATCTGGATCTTGATCAATTGCTTCTTGTTCAACACTAGGCAAATTAAAAAGCAACACCCACATATCACTATCCACCATACCTGTCACCTCTAAATCATTAGATAGTTGATATTTAATAACAGCTTTTTCTGTGTTAGGTCCAAATATTCCATCTTTTGTTAAACTAAGTTTATCTTGAAGATGTTTTACATTTAAATTTTGGTCTCCCCTTTTAATTAGCATAGTATTGAATTTAATAGGTTAGGTAATATTCTTTGCCGCATTTTCCATTGCTTCTTTGAATGCCCCTGCTTCTTCTGAATCTGCCGCTACACCACCTTCTTTTTGATCAGCATACTGTTGGGCCATAAACATTTGAGCTTGCATTCTTTCTGCTCTAGCTTTTTCAATAGTAGATAATAACATTTCGTATTCTGCTTGAATCTCTAAATGCTTAATATTATCCTTGTAAAAATCAGTGATTTCATCCCTTCTTGCATTGAGTTCTTCTTTGCTAAGAGTTGGATCTTTTTCATCTAAACTTGAAATAGGTTTTTTTAATGTCATTATATTTTTTTTAGTTAAACATACACAAATATATATGATTAGTTTAAATAAAAAAAGTTTATTAACCTTTATTTGCTTCCATTAACAGTATTACGATCTTCAATTCCACCGACTTAACAAACTTAACACCCCCCTCAAGTATCTCAACATACCATATATCATCCTCCACTAAATCATTAGAGATAGATATGAAGGTTACCTTCCCAACCCCATATGTATAATAGTAATAAGCAATCCCCCCTGATTCCTCAGCTGATATATCTTCCTTCTTAAAACCTAGTTTTATTATTGCTGCTTCTGTCATAATTTATATTTTAACCTATCATTCTCTCTTTCCACGAATTCTATTCTCACCTTGATTGCCGCTAATTCAACACTCATCTCTAATAGACTACCATTACACAAGTCCTTATCTGTTTCTAATTTTTCCACTCTTGCTTTAAGATCTTCCCTGTATATATTCTGTTCCACTAGTGTTTCTTTGCTTTTCACTGCTTTATTACGAATAATAAATTCATAGAATTTCCACGCACCGGCTCCACCTAGTACTGTAATAGATGTGATTACCACAGTGATTAAATTCTCATCCATGCTTTACAGTATTAATTAACAACTCTCTTTTTAATTTAAACAATATCCATGACCACATAAATGCATACCAGCATGTTAGTGATAGGTTTTTTATGTCCACTAATGTAAGTGGTTCTGCAGCCATTGTTTGGTAAATATTAACAATATATCTTATAGTTGCAAATAAAGTTAAGATTAAATGATACCCAACAAAAATAGATAACCATTTAGTGTTGTACAAAAAAACAATCATTCCTGTACTCCCAATAAGATATGCAAAATAAAGCCAGTATGTATAAGGTTGACCAACCTCAGTCCAATAAGTTAAAGTAGTCCATAAGACTTGATTGTTTAGCACATCACTAATAATCCAAAAAAACAATAATGGTTGGAAGTCAAAATACAACAACGTATCCCTTATCTTATTAAAGTATTCTACCACCGCCCTCTTCGTTGCCATTCTAATCTCCCCCCTTTAATTTACTATCAGGGAAATGATCATACATTATATCACGTAACTTAGCACACCTACTATATTCCTCAAGACCTATATAATAATCTATCATGGTTTCTAATTCAGTTAAAAGAGGTCCTTGTTCAGGATTGTAAGCTAATATAGCAGTTAAGTTTTCATCAAACTTAGTTTCAAGCATGTCATCTAAAGTTATTTCTCTTAATAAAAGTTTATATGAATTGTTAATAGCTTCGTCAAATATCATATCCTCCAACTCCTTTTGCCTAATGTCTGCTAGGGGATCTAGGCCCTCATCATACTCATCATTATTATCCATAAAATTTACTTATTAATGAATATATCCTATACTGTAATATACAAAATTAATAGTATAGTCTCAATATTCCTAATTGGGTTTTTAAAAAAAATTTTTATTACCAAAAAAAAAAGTGTGTGTTTTAAGTGCTTTGAAGGTACTATACTTCTGATCCCCAGCTAATTTTTGGCGCATGGGATCCCCCTGTAAGTAAACGTCATTATTATTATTTATATTTATATTATGAGTGTATTCTTTAGAAAAGTAAACATCAACACTGGAAGAAACAGTGCAACAGTGATTGTGTCAAGTGCACCACTGTCAAACAAAAAGTCAACACTAGCTGGAATGGCTGTGGCAACACGCACACAGAGTAATATAGTGTTCGGTGTATTGAGTCTTATAGACCCTGAAACCAATGAGACTATGAAGGCTGACCATCCTACTATAGCTGCTATTAAGCAAACATATAATGTAGGGGATGAGCTTGATGGATTTCAGATGACTGATAACTACGTGAAAGATATGGAGAGCGGAGAGCCAACTACCCTTGTATGGGTAGAGGCTGTCTAAGCTATAATGGAGGAGTGTGTAAGAGCACTCCTCTTATTGTACTGTTACTCGTACTGTTACTGTTACTCTTACTCTTACTAAATCAAGCCAATACAGGCAAACAATCTATAGTACTACTATCTTTCTGCTCTTCAGCTGCTCCTTTCAGTCGCTTCTCTCTGCTCCCCAGCTAATGATTGCAGAGAGTTACTGGCAATAATATAACATTGTCTCCACCGTGTATAATAAGTAGACTAACTAATTGATAATCAAGGGTTATTTAATAATTAATCCTTTATTAAAATGATATTTATGTTCATTTATGTGTGTCATTTAATATATGACACCTCATATACCATAATCAATAGGTTAGCAACCATTAAGAAAATAGTTATCACATTGTATATATATGGCTAACTGCAGACATACTTACAGTTCATTACCTAATATGAGTGGGGTCTAAAACAAACATAAGCTAAGAGTATGTCTTTAATTACTATTGTCTTTATTCTTATGTAGAGTATCATTATAACAGTAACCCGTTTGCTCATTAATCCTTAAACACTTATTATGAAACTTAAATCAGCATTTACAATAAATCTATTAATCATTACAGCATTCACACTACTTGCAGTACTATCATATAACCTGAACATTAAGAATAGCCTTACACCATTCTTTATAGCATTAGCAGTTATATTCTTAATGATACTTCCTGCTTGTTCAACAAAAAGGTAATGTGTATTAACTATAAGTACAGCAGTTAGACTTCAACACTGTTAGCCAAGATGTGGCAATGAAACTCGGACTAAAAGGTAACC